TTATGACTTTGCTCCGTTTTTCGGTTTGGCTTGTCCAACCTTAGGCGCAGGTTGGACATTGCCGAGGCGCGACAGAGCGCTGTCGGCAAGACGCCCGCGGTTGGCTTTCTTGGTGTAAGTGACACCTTCGGCGTTCGTCTTGTGCGCGAGGTAGGCCATCACTTCGTCAGGCGTACCGCCCCAGTTCACAATGCGAGTCGCCTGACCTTTGCGGATGCCGTGAAGGGTGCAGTGCGCGAGACCGGCCGCGCGACACTGATCTTTGAACCAGTTGCCGAGCGTCTCGGGTTTGTAGGCGCGACCTTCGCCGTGGTGCACAAGCAACATCACGTCGCGCGGGCAGTGCACCAGTTCTTCGGCCAACTCGGGCAGAATCGTGTATTCACCAGCAACGCCTGTCTTGCCGCGGCGATAGGCGATTTTCCCGCCCTTGACGTTGCCCCAAGTCAGACGGGCAATATCGGCTCGCGAAGCTCCTGTGTTCAGCGCCAACAGAAACACCAAGCGGGCTTTGGTGCCGGCGCCATGATGCTCGAGGAAGCGGGCCATTTCGCCTTCGGTCCAGGTGTGAAAACCGTCCTCGCTTTCTTCCATGCGGTCAGCGGCGCGGGCGGGGTTTCCGGTCACGCCTTCAACCTCCTGTTTCAGGGCGTAGTTGAACAAAAGGGACAGGTTCTTGCGGACTTTGTTCGCGGCAGCAGGACCGTCTTTCTTTGCCATCAAGGCTTCGATGTGGCGGACACGGAAAGAAGCTACCGGGAGGCTGCCTGCGACGCTCCTCAACCAGTCGAGTTCGCGGCGCAGGACGCGCCGTGTCGTGTCGGATTTGTTCTTGTGCTTGGGGGAGCGTAGGTAGTGCTCGATCAACCAGGAGAGCGTGCCGTGCGTTTCAGCGGAATACGGGGCTGGCGTCCGGGCTTCATTTGTAGCAGCCTCGTAGGAGGCTCGGAACTCTGCAGAGCCGAAAGCGCCCTGAATGTAGCAAGAGAACCCTTTGCGACGAAAACGCCAGCGGACTTTGCCGTGGCGATCAGTGACGCGGGTCACACCGGGATATGGGTTCTTGGGGCGGGGCATTAGTCCAGAAGGATATCGCAGGGGTTGGAATTGCTGCTGGCGGGCTTGCCAGCGGGGTAGATGGTCAGGGTGCCGTTGGGCTCATGAGTGACCTTGCCGATGGCCACGCCCGCTTTCTGCATGGCGTTCAGGAGTCTGGTCAGGTCGGCTTGCTTGATGGTCGCGGGGCGATTGCTCATGTTCGATCCTATTCTTGATCCTCATCGACGATGCGGACAGCGGGGCGGGGGAGTTTCTTGACAATCGTTCGAGCAAAATAGGGAAGGTCCAAGATAACCGCCGGTTTTCCCAGGCGGGGATCGTTGGGGTCCACCTGCTGGCGCCAGGCATCAAACGATTTATCAAACCACGCATCGCCCTTGTCCCAAATGAAAACAAAACGCTCGGGGACCACGTTTGGCATGTCGGCTTCATTCATGATCTCTTGGAAGACACCACGTGCGGTCTCTTCGGTCCGGATTTCCTCGTCCAACGGAAGGCCGGGAACCTCCTCAATCGGCAAGAAACCGTCGACACAGCCCGGAAGGTGAAGGGCGCTATAGGCCGCCCCTACCGCGGCCCACTCGCTTTGTTCCCAAGCCCTTTTCGGTCCGATGCCGAGAGAGGCGACATCCATCACAAAACGCATCTGGAGGAGCTCAAAGAGCTCGTAGGTCGGGTGCCTGCCCTGAGGAGGGATGAACGACGGGAAGCGCCGGCGGTGATCACGCTGAGCAGAAAGGGTCATGCCCGTGATGGTGGCGGCTTCTTGGGCCGTGTATTTCTCGAAATGGATCATGCTTGCCTCCGTCATCGTGGTAAGTACCACCATTACGATATCGTGGCAACCCCCACGGCGCCCGAGGCGTCTCCGTTTCCAAGGGGTGCTGCGCTGCACTTGTCCGCCGCCTCGGCACTCATGTCAGCGATCACCCCCAGCAGTTCCGCAACCGCCTTGTCGATGTGCGGGGTCGTCAGGTTGGTGTTGAGGGCCGCCTGCCCGGCGATGGCGAGCTGGTGGATTTGCTCGAGGCGATCCCAGGTCAAAGCGGTGCTGTTCGCGCCGGCGCGTTCTTCGGTCATTGTCATGGTCTCCTGATTGGAATATCAATAATTTATGTTGATAAGAGGAACGCGCGCGGCGCGTCAACAGAAAATATTGAAATGACACCAGAGCAATGCCGGGCCGCTCGTGCCTTGATCGGAATGACACAGCCAGAATTGGCTAAAACAGCGGGCCTCGGCCTGTCGACGATAGTGGATTTTGAAAAGACTCGAAGGGCGCTACCCGAAGCAACCCGCATCAAGCTTAAAGAGGCACTGGAAGCTTCAGGTGTAATATTCATAGAAGAAAACGGTGGGGGTATTGGTGTGCGAATAAAAAAATGATCACAACCACTGTGCACATTCAATTGGTCGTAGTATGGTTTAACACGTTGTCGTTGGCAGAAGAGTTTATGAGGTTGAAAAAAATGAAAATTTTTCAGTTGAGCCTTTCGTTTTGTTTATTTGCGCTGGGCGCTTCGCCGGCCCTTGCCCACTCGGGCGGGACTGATGCGAACGGATGCCACGCAGGGTCACAACCATATCATTGTCATAACGGTGGAGGCAGTTATTCACCTCCTCCTGCTGCCGCACCAAGATCTGGATCTGGATGCCACCCCAGTTATGCAGGTATTTGCATCCCCGCAAACGCTTCCGATGTAGACTGCGCCGGTGGATCTGGGAACGGACCTGTTTACGCAAGGGGGCCATTCCAGGTTGTTGGCCCCGATGTTTATGGCCTTGACCGTGACCGCGATGGCTGGGGATGTGAATAGAGACCGGCACTGAAATTGATGCGCGCCGCGCCCGCATGAAACGAACGGGCCGCGCGCTGTCGGGGTTGTTCCGGCACTCTCCGACTGATCCGGGATACTTTGGGGCCTTCCAATCCCCAGGGCGATCCTTGCCCTATTCTTTCCAGTCCACCATGCGCATGGCGCCGGCGACGGCATCGGCCGAAATCCCGGCCTCCTGGGCCTCGGCAATCGCCTTAATGATGCCCTGTACGGCTCTGGCGCGGCCGCCAGCGTCGAAGGCTTGCAGCGGGCGGATGGTGTCGATCTCCACCGGAGCGCCGAGCTTGGCGCGTGCCTCATCGGCCAGCAGCGCCGCGATGGGCTGCAAGGTCCAGATCGCCAGTTGCCTTTGAGCCTCGCGCACCACGGGGCCGGTGGCTGAGCGGTTCAGCATCGCTGGCAGGACACCATAAGCGGCAAGGATGCCCTCGCGGGCAGCTGCCAGCGTTTCGGCCGTCATACTCTTGCTGAGGTCAGGGGAGAGCTGATCCGGTTTTTGCCCAATCGTCGGGTTCATTCCCGCGGCCGTCGCCTGGGCCACGCCTTCCATGACCAGGGTGGAGCCTCTGCGCCCCCGGAAAGCGCCGCGCATGGTCGCCATGTCTTCGGCGCCGGTGTCGGGCAGGTGAGCAATGATGCTGCCCATTGGCGCGTTCTCGAAGGTCTCCGAAAGCGCGCTTTCCACCGCGTGCAACAGCCCGCCGGTGAGGGTCGAACGGCGCAGCGGTGCCGTGCCGATCCAGGGTGTGACGTGATCCGCGCCGATCCGCAGGTGCAGAACCTCGGCTGCCAGAGCGGTGACCGTGCGTGCACCGCCGGCATCCGGGATCGACAGGCGATAGGCGCGCGGTTTCCCGTCGCGCGTGGTCACGTCCCAATCGGTTGCCGGTACAAGGCCGAGGTCGCTGATCAGGAAAACAGCCTCGCCGGTCAGGGCGACGGAACGGGCGATCATTGCCATCGTCTGACGGGGCAGCATGTCCGTGCCGCTCACATCCGCCATCGCAAGGCCGCCTTCCCAAAGGCTGATGCAGCTCTGCACGGTGGCTGTCAGCTCGGCCACGCCGCTGCGGCCGCTGATATAGCTTTCGCGGGCGGCGATCACCTGGGCGGTGTAGCCCGAGCCGCTCGACCTGGCCTCGATCGGGCGCAGCTTGTCCATGAGCCATCCGAGCATTCTTACCTCCACCGGAGCGCAGCAGCCGGGCGCCGGCCCGAGCGTTGCGCCCCTTCGTCATAGGGTTGCCAGTTGCGCGCTTCGATCTGCGCCTGGGGATAGGCCGGTTTCGTGACCGCACTGATCTCGATCAGATCGGCGGCCCGGATCGTGCGGAGGATCGCGTTGCCGCGTTCCTCGACGGTCTCGCCTCCTGGGCGCACCCGGAACCCCGGAGAGAGGCCGCGCACCAAGCCGGCGGCATGAGCCGACAGGAAGTCCCTCACATAGGAGACCTGGCCCATGTCTGCGCCGATCCTGGCCTCGACGGTCAGGGCCTCATCTGTCTCGGTCAGGGTCAGGGTGCCAGCCGAACGCGATGCCAGTGGTTTGTTGAAGTCGTGGCCGGAGAGGAAATGCACGTCCTCGCCGCGTTCGATCCGGTCAGCGAAGGCGCGCGCGGCGACCATCTCACGACGCTCACGGCCGAGGCCCTCGCCCAGGACGGTTTCCCGGCCATAGGGGAAGATTGCCCGAAGGCGGGTTTCCCCGCCCTCGGTGCGCAGCTCGAGGCCGCCGCTATGTGCGCCCCAGAGCATTACGCGGCTTCCAGCTCGAGCCCGGTCAGCAGCTCGAGCTGCGCTGGCCGTGCCACGGTCACGTCCATCGTCGCCAGCGCGGTGATGCGCAGGCCGCCCGACTGCGCATCGCTGTAGGGATCGCGGATCATGTCCACCGCGCCCCAGGCGCCCAGGAAGATCGGAGCCACGCCGCCGGCAGCGGTGGTCAGCAGGGCCGAGGTGGCCGAGGGCGAGCCAGCCGGCGCGGCCAGGGCATTGTTCGTCATGGCGATGTTGCCCGAAGGAAGGTTTTTCACTAGGCGATCCCATTCCGAGACGGCCGTGCCGCTGATCAGGGCACCGTCCAGGTAATCCCAGAGCTCCGGGCGGATCAGCGCGCGCACGGCATCGGGCGAGCCGGCGGCGTTGGCGGTCATGAAGCGGGTGACCGCTGCGCGGAACGCGCCCCAGCTTGCGAGGGCGCCCACCGCTGTGGAGGTGATGCCGTAAGTGCCCGCGCCGGTGATCACGCCGAGGGGCTGGCCGTTGGCGCCGGTGCCCAGGAAGGCCGCTTGATCCATCGCCGCACCCATTGCCCCGCTCATGTCGCGGCGCACCGCCTGTTCCAGGGCGGCACCGGACTGTTTGAGCACCTTGCGGGTGATGCGCATCTGGACGCCCAGGTTGTGATCCGGCGACATGGGGCGGTCGGTGGTGGTGTAGGCGGTCGGGCCGGCCACGTTGGCGCTCTCGCCATCCGCCCAGCCGGCGGTCACGGCCGAGGTGGTCACCGGCCATTCCACGGCGCCCGCGTCAATGCTGATCATCTGGGCGCCCATACGCGAGGCCATGCTATCGGGAAACAAGCGGTCGATGATCGGCCGCGTGCTCACCGGATCAGGCGTACCGCTGGCGACGGTGTTCCGCACCTCGAGCGCCTGCCAGGGCACCGGGATGCCGCGGAAGCCGCCCGCGTTGCGCAGCTCGGTTACGATCTCGGCCGTCTGGCCGGCGAGCTGGCGGCCTTCGTCCAGGGCCAGGGCGACCTGGCGCATCTCGAAGCCGGCCATGAGGTCGGCCCATTCCTGCGCCGAACGGGTTTCCAGCTCGTTGCCCGCGTCCCGGCGCTCGGTGTCTTCCGCGATCAGGGCCGCGCGATAGCGGGTTTCGTTGGAACGGTATTCCCGATCCAGCTCATCCATGTTGCGCACTTCATCCTCGGTGGGGCTGTCCTTCGCCGCCAACTCGGCCAGCGATTGACGGATTTCCGACTGACGCCGGGCGATCTTCACACTTTCGAGCATTCTTCATCCTTTCTGCTCTCGGGTTTCTTGCCGGGGCGCTCGAGCGCCTCGACGGCTTGCCGCCAGTCCTGGCGGTCTTCTCGGGGCGGGGGGTGCCCGCACTCGATCCGGGTTTTCCGCGTGTGGCAGGACGGGCAAAGCGCCTGCAAATTCGCGGGGTCATAGGACAGTTCGGGGTGCGTCCTGACCGGCTTGATATGATCCACCTCGAGGCGCCCACGGCAGCCACAGCAGCGGCAGCGATAGCGGTCACGCTCGAGGATATCGGCTCGCAGCACCTTCCAGCGTTTGGTGCGCGTCACCTTCTGGCTGTGGCGGTGGTGTTCTTTTCTCAGACCCAAAGCATCCTCGCTTTCTTCTGCGGCTGCGCGGCGATCCGCGCGCCTTGGGCCACGGCCAGCACCGAGGCGGCGGCCGCGTCGATCCGGCCCGTCGAGCGCGCCTTCGCGATTTTGATGTTGTTCGCGGGATCGCGCAGGCACACGGTGTCCGCAAAGGCCGAGCGCAACAGCAGGGACGGCCTGGCCTTTACCAACCCGTCGAAGGCTGCCCGGCGGAACCGTTCCGCGTCCTCGCCACCATCGCGGAAGCCCTGGCCGCGCCAGACCAGCGGGGCGCGGATGCCTGCGCGTGCGATTGCTTCGCCCAGCTCGGCCTGCTTGTAGCGGTCCATTGTGATGGCGGTGACCTGCTCGCCTTCGACGTGGCGCATCACCTCAATCAGCCAGGGCGCGACGGGCACGGTCTTGTCGCCCAGCGTTGTGAGCTCGCCGCGCTCCTCCATTTCGACATAGCGGCCAGCAACGCCATCGGTTTGCCCGCGGTCCAGGAGGGGCGGCGCGCTTGGGAAGGTGCCCAGGGCCTCGAGGCGGCCAGTCTGCGGCCAGTAGAAGGCGGCGGCGGTCATCGAGGCGGAACCGCCCAGGTCGATCCCGATCACGCAGCCACCTTCGCGCGGGGGCAGCTCGGAAACCTCGCAGGCCAGCCATTCATCCAGTGTCACCAAGAGGTCGCGGGTCTCACCGGACACCCGTTCGTTGCGGTTGTAGAGGCGGAAGGTGGAGAGGCTCGAGCCGCCGCGGGCGATGGCGCGCTTTGCTTGGGCCTCGAGCCATTCGACCGAGCCGCCGATGCCATGAGGCGCGCCGGGGTTGGCGATCAGCAGGCTTTCCCGGTCATCCGCCGGCAGGCCAGGAGCCGGGCGGTGCTCCTGCACGAAGGTGCCCGGTGCCGGATCGTCAATCCAGCGAGAGAAAGGGTGCGTGTCGTCGCTGGCGGAGGTGCTGATCAGGAAGGCGCGGCCGCCGCGCTTGCCCAGGCCCGAGAGAAGCGCATGCTCGAGCTCATCGCCGCGATCCAGCGCCCAGTGCCCGCGCTCATCCAGGATCACGATGGTCGGCGCGCCGCCAAGGGCGGATTTGCCATCGGCCGCGATCACCCGCAGGATGTGCCCGCCGCCGTCGCCTTCATATTCGATCTCGAGGCGGGGAGAGCGGCGGAAGATCAGGTGACGTTGAATTTCCAGGGGGAGCGACTGGCAGAAGCCGGCCACGAAGTCCCAGATGATCCGGCCTTGGTCGCGTGTGCGAGCGGCTGCGATGATCTCGCGGCGGGGCTGGCGATCCCAAATACCCAGGAGACCGCCGAGACCGAGGCCGGCGGTGATAGCGGATTTGCCGTTGCCGCGGCCGATGCTCAGGACGGCGGCGGCGGTGTCAGCGGCGAGGGCACCTTCGATGAATTGGCGTTGGAAGGGGGCCAGCGAGACGGGCTTGCCGGCATTCGGGCCTTCGGGGATCGCGAGGCCATGCATGAAGTGCATAGCTCTTTCGGAGGCGGGCAGATTTTCGAGCTCATTTCCCCGCGCGAAAATTGCGAACTCTGTCTCTCGGTTTCCCGTATGCGCGAAAGTTGCGGCATTGGGACCATCTCGGAACAAGTCAGCCTGGCGGGTGCTGGACTGCTCGACGGCTGGCGCGGTGACGGGTGCGGGATCGAGCTTCGAGCCGTCCGCCTTGCGCCACTGCCTTGTCTTTTTCTTCGCCGTTTCAGTCATTTGGTTTCGTGCCTCTAACTCAATTACTTCCTGTGTCCCGACTTGCTCTTTGGTGAGGTTCGGAGCGAAGGGCATAGGACGACTGCCCACAGCGCGCGGCTGCGGCAGTCCCTATGCCCTCTGCGTGAAGACGTGCTCTCCGGAGCCGGTCCATCGCTTTGGGCCCAACTGGTCATGCGCTCCTGCCAGTCGGTCGGTTGCTGCTTGCGACGCTTGAACGCTGCGCCGGGGATCGGGCCTCAACCTCTCGGACTGCCCTTTGCCTGTGATCCCGCCCGTGGTAGGCTGATCGATGTGGAGCCACCGTTGCTAACCCGTTCCACCACATCGGCCCTGCGTCTGGGGTGGCGCGCAGGGTCGCCGCTTTCTCACCTCTCGATCACCTCCATGTCGCCCGGCGCCCTGCCCAGCTCGGACAGCAGCCGCCGCATGACCTGTTCTTGCTTGGCGGTGGGGCGCCACGAGGCACGCTTGCCGTGCTTGGCGATGGATCGAACAAAGCCCTGTAGCCATTCGTCACTGCCCGCCATCACGGCGCGCATGACCAGGGGCCAGCGGTGCGTCAGGATTTCGTCAAGTTCGAGGTCCGTCATACCTGTACCCCGCGATACCTGGCCGCGATCCGCGCCATGTGCGGTGATGTGGTGAGGCACTTGGCGTCCATAGGGGAGCGCCCATCATAGTGCAGCGCAGATTGATCCATGATCGCTTGGGCAAGGTCTCGGGGAATGGCTGTCGCGGCGTCCCCAAATCCAGCCGGGTATTCAATCGTGATCATGTCTGGCGACAGGTCGAAGAAGGTGGGGGCCAGGCGGACCATCGCCCGCGTCCCGCCAACTAGGATGAAGTCGGTGAAGGCTTCACCGTCCATCATGATCGTCAAAGTTGCTCCATCCGCGACCGGCCCAATAGGCAAGCGGAGGTCGGGGCTGTTGCCGGGGTCGAAGATGACCACTCGCACGTTCTGCGTCAGCAGGGCAATTTGGGCGAGTTGCTCGACCTCTTGCGCCGCCGTCCACCCCATGTTTTCAATCGCTGCGTCGTCGTCTGTCTCGTCCAAACGTATGTGCTGCTTGAGCGTCTCGAGATCGAAAGGGGCGGCGGTGCTGACCGGGGTTCGGGAAACAAGCATCTTCACGCCGCAATCTCCACTTCGCTGATGTGTCGGAAGAACGCCGCTTGATCCTTGGCGGACAGGGCCGCATAGGCAGCCGCGGCATAGGCTTTCAGTTCCGAGCGGCTGGCGAAGGCTGCCCAGGATCTGGCCTCATCCATCTGACCTAGAAAGGCTGGAACCGGCGCGCCCGCCGAGCGGATCGCAGCGCGGGCTGTCAGCTCGGCATGATCAGGGTTCATGGATCGCAGGGAAGCAAAGGCCAGCGCAGCACGTTCTTCGGTCGAAAGGCGGGCGGCGGCCACGTCGCTGAAACCGGACCAGGCGTCAGAGGTGCCAAGGGTGAGCGTGTAGCCCAACATCTTTGACATGCGCTTGTGCCCTGACGGCATGAAGCGAGAGAGTGGGGAGCGGTTTTTCCGGTTGGGCAAACCGATATTTTCCGCTTTGTTTTCAATACCCCGATTGCGCTGGGTTGGGCTGGCTGCCGCATTGATATTGTGAGAGTCTCGCACAACCCTACGGGCTGCCACTTCTCCCAAAATGGAAATCGCGCAAGTCCTTGGAAGCAAGGTGGTTTCGCCGGAAGCGTGTCGGCCTTGGCGCCTAGCGATGCTGATTTTGCACCACATTTCGCACCACTGGCAGGCGGCATAACGCGCCATGTCTTTTCGTGGCATCTCCTTCCAAAAGGAGCCCAAGCATGCCCGGCTATCTCCGGGGGTCGACCTATCATCTCAAGCGGCGCGTCCCGACTCGCTATGCGAAAGTCGAACGACGCACCTTCATCAAGATGTCTCTCAGGACGTACAGCCCCGGTGTCGCGCGGCACAAGGCCGAAGAGGTATGGGATCAACTGCTGGCCCACAGTGGGAGGCCCTGCTCAAGGGCGATACGAACCTGGCCAAGGTTCGTTACGAAGCGGCACAGGTTCTCGCCAAGGCCCGAAAGCTGAACCGCCCCGGGTTTACCTTAGATTTTCTGGTTCAATGACTAGGCAGCTTTTTCGGGAGCGTTCAAGCTTTCGTAGGATGGCTCCTCTGCTTCTCGCGGGGTGAGGTATCCGATGGCGCTGTGCAGGCGCCGGTTGTTGTACCAGTCGACCCATTTCAGGGTTTCCCATTCGACCTGCGTCATGGATTTCCACGGGCCAAGGAAGTCGATGACCTCGGTCTTGAGCAGGCCGATGGTGCTTTCGGCGAGAGCGTTGTCGTAGCTGTCGCCAACGCTGCCCACAGAGGTGTCGATGACGGCTTTGGCCAGACGCTCGGTATACTTGATCGGCAGGCATTGGGATCCCCTGCCGGAATGATGGATCAACGCGTCGGCGTCTGACGGCGTTCTCTGGCAGATCGCCTGGTTCAGGGCATCAAGCACGAACCCCGTGGTCATCGAGGTGGAGACGCGCCAGCCCACGATCCGGCGGGCGAAGATGTCGATCACGAAGGCGACATAGACCTTCCCCTGCCAGGTCGAGACATAGGTGAAATCGCTGACCCAGAGCTGGTTCGGCGTCCGGGCCTCGAAGACGCGGGTCAC